TACTCGGATGTAAAAGTTATGACCCAGAAGGAACGTTTAGCCTTCATCGGCTTTTACACTGAAGAAATTAAGAAGTTGGAGAGTTAGCATGAAAATTAACGGAAATGAAGTTACAACGAGACATGAGAGACCTACAGTGCTAGGTCCAACTGCTCTCATACTGTATTTTATCAACGATGGTCAGTATGTTGATCCCGCTTCCATTAGCGGAGTATCCATCTTTGCTGCGTCAGATAACCAATCCCCTAGCTCGGTTATTAACAATGATGGGGAGATTAAATCAAGCGTTACGGGAAGTGTCCTTATGCACTTCTCAACTAGTGACGCTAATACCTCTAATGTCGCAGCGTTTGCTCCTTCAAACTACGATAAAAATGATGACTCATCGGGCATTTATAAGCTCGCCACGGGTAAGTATGCTTGCGTCTTAGATGCAAATTCCGTTGTCCCATTTGGAGTATTTAACCTGTCCGGTGATACGGTCATTGAAAACAGGGTATCCTCTACCGGAGATTACATTGACGTATGGACGGTAAAGAGGGTCGCAGGCTCTGACCTAGATACGATCATAAATGACTTTACCCTAACGGAAGACAGGTTCTTTGGTGTTACAGAGCCGTTACTTTTCCGAGTTGCTACTAGGTTGGAGAATAATTTCCTAGTCTTAGGCTCCAAGGTTGACCTTAAGTTTACAAATGAGTTCACCCTTGAGAATGCTAATATCGACAGTAGCATTACAAACCTTTTTAAGCAGTCGTTGGTTACTCAGCCAATGATTGAGATCTATAAGAAGAACCAAGATCGAAACCTCGAAGCCAGGGTCCCTGTTTCAGGATACTCAGATACCTCAGGATACGTGGATACAACCTCTGAGAACACAGTAATATTCACTTTCGATACAAACGATCTCAAGACTCACCCGAGGATGCTGGATGGGAAACTTGGATCTCAAACGGGAACCTATGTGGCTAGACTTAAGTTTAATGCCTTAAACCAAGTCATCGTCTCAAATGAGATGGCCTTTATCATACGCTAGGCACTGAAGGTAGAGGGGATCTAGCTTTAGAGTCTTCTCTGCTTGATCCTTTAGGAAATCAGGGCCTTTCTTAACTAGTATCTCATTCCAATCCTTGAAAGGATGGAGTGGGACAACAGTGAGTAAATCGTCTCGCCTAATCCAATGGGCTAGGTCCATAAACTTCTTACGGCCTTTAGTTCCTGCCTCATCGCTGTCAAACGCGCAAACGAGAGGACCACGATACTGGCTCAGTTGTAGCATCTGATCACGGCTCGTAAAACAGCTTAGAGTGGTCGTTGCGTTCAACCCTACTGCCTGTAGGCTTAGGCAATCAAAGACTCCCTCAGTAATGTACAGAGGCTCCTGAGAGCCATAATCAAAGGGGTATAGAACCTGGGAGCTTCTGAGGTTCTTGCAGTTCAAATACTTGGGCTTTTCGTCGCCTAAGGCTCGACCCTGAAAGTAGAACAACTTGTTGTTGCGGTTAATAAACGGAATGATTAACCTACCTCGATACTTGCCTCCCGTTGCAATGTAGAACTTATATTGGTCTAACATGCGGGATCGGATGAGAGGATGATCCTCTACTACTTTAAAGTGTTCCGACTCCTCAAGGTTGGACTCGATCTTATCAGGATCAAACTCCTCAAACTTTCGAGGAGTGGAGTATGAGTTCATGAAGTCTTCAAAGACAAACTTCTCATAAGCTTCACGATAACTACACTTCTCTAGACTGGAGTATAGCCTAAGGAAGTTGCCCACCTCACCAGTCTTAAAACAACGCCATAGGCCCGTTTCTGTGTTGATGGACATATGCCTCTTATAGTCATCTTTTACGAAGATAGAAGGAACTACTAGTTCCGTATCGTCGCTACAGAGCCTATAATTAGAGTGGAACTTGTCCAGACAGTATTTTCTAATGAAAGAATTGGATCCCATGTTTATAAATAATATTAGTGCTTCTCGCAGTGACATCATAGACCAGTGCCTATGGAAATACAAACTGAGATATATAGAAAGATTACCGGGCTTCGGAGCTAAGAATGAGGATGCGTTGAACTTCGGATCCTTCATCCACAAGATCTTTGAGATCGGATACAAGGAGAATGACATGAAGTCCCTCCTGAGGATAGCTGAACAAGAACGCTCAACCTACAAGGTGCCCTTCCGTGAGAACGAAAGGATGAAGTCCTGCTTAGAGAACTTCATAATTTGGAATCAGAAGATGGGTGAGACCATGTCTACTGAACAGATGGTAAGCGTCCCTTTAGATGAGAAGAATGACATAACTTTTATTGGGGTTATTGACCGTGTAATCAAGGGTAACGACGGGGGCTATTTAGTAATCGACTACAAGACATCTAAGAGGGAGAAGAAGAAAAGAACCCTTATGGATGACGACCAGTTAAAGGGGTATGCGTGGGCGATACACGAGCTTTATGACGTTCCTTACGAGAAGGTTTACTGCGCTCACTACTACCCTGTTACTGGTAACTTTGTAGCCGTAAAGTTCTCACGATTCCAGATAGAGAGATGGAAGAAGAAGCAGATTGAAAAGGTTTGGAGGATTCGAAAGAAGAAAAAAGACGAGTTCTGGGCACAGGAAAATATATTCTGCGACTGGTGCGAATATAAGGAAGCGTGCCCTAAATTTCATTCTGAAGAAATAGTCTGTAAGCGAATCGATGAGCAGAAGGAACTCAAGAAACAAAACACCCAGAAAAAGTGAACACTAGGATCATGAGGATCCATATTATTCCTAGTGCGAATAGCTCGCCCATTTTAGCGGCTCTGTGAATTTCTTCCATTGGGTTATCTTCTTTGTTCATTGTAGTTCTTCTAGTTGACCCTTAATTATAGGGAAGTAAATCTCGTAGTCAATATCTTCTAGGAACGTTTTTACAACTTCTTCATTAAATCCTGAATCGACTACTAGGAACTTATAAACAGTTTGTAGTTTTAAAGGCTTTCTTGTGTCTAGAGACTTGAGCAGTCTAAGCTGGTAAAGACTAGGTAATCTCTTTCCGTATTTAAAACTCCACTTATCTACAAAGTCACTGGAGAAGGTAAAGTTAAGTAAATCAATCGTTTCGACTAAATCCTGTTCTAATGTATTCATATCTTCTAAATAGTTATAGAGGAAAAGACCTTATAAAAAACGGTAAATTTATGAGTCTTGCAATAATATTACAATGAACAGGGGCTTAAGTGGGGATTTAAAGGATCGCCTGGGGGAGTTCACCCCAGACCGTTATACGGTAGTAGAAACTTCCTACATAGGATTGCGTCCAGGTGACTTAATTGAGTTTAGTTACGGGTATGTAAAAGGGAGAAGGTATGGGATAATTTTAAAGACTGATGCTCACTTTAATGGTATTTTCTTGTCTACATTAGGTAACTCACTATACAACGTATTAACGTGTGAATCATTAGATGAGGACATATTTCTTAGTTTACTAAATACAATGTATGGGGATGAGTCTAAATCCACCTACGCAGAGGCTGTTTCTATTGCCCCTTTAAATCCTCCTGAAAATGCAGAAAGGAAAAAGAAAAGGAAGAGACAACCTAAGTATGATAGAAGTGTTAGAGACTTTAGAACTTTAAATATTTCGGGGTTGAGCGACATATTTAAAATTACTTTCCCGAGTAAGGACACATAATGAGCGATAAAACCAGAGAAGACATAGACCTCGAAAGAGCCTTACTCGACGCACGCATACTTCAGTCGGATAAAATCGGTAACAGACTTCTCGGCAGACTTAATAATTCTTTAAGAGTTACTATAGGCGAACTCGAAAAGTTTGGAAACCCGATAGGGATGTTGACGAATTCATTGAATAAGATGGATTCCACTAATCGGGATGCTTTAAAGATTGGGGTAACCAATAAAAAACTCACCCAGATGGTATCCAAGAACAGTAGTGTTCTTTCGGATAACTTAGTCAGTAATCAAGCACTTCAGGAAGCCATAATTCAGAACTTCGGTCAAGGAGTGAGATTCCAAACTGAAGGACTTATGAACCTTACCACGGAGATGATTGCTACGGGGCAAGATGTTCAATCCTTAGGAAATTTAAATTCTGATCTAGCACTTGCTACAGATAACAGTGCTGATGTGGTTACTCGTTTGGCTGAGGTAAATAAAGAAGTTAGTGATAAGTATGGCGTTAGTAATGATAAGTTAATCAATACTTTACAAACGTTGAAGTCCTCCTTAGATAAGGCATCCTTTTTCGGAGACGAAGCCGTTGAATCCTTAGGTGTCGCAGCCCAGGAATTAAAGGGCCGAGCAGGGGGAACAAATATTGACGGGGCTTTAGCCACGATGTCGGAACTTCTTGTAGGGGGTCTTGACACGATAAAAGCTGCTTCTGTTCTAGGCATCCAAGGGGACCGAGAATCCATTGCTGGGGGAGGAGGAATAACCGCAGATCGTATGGCTGAGATTGCTGATGAATTCAAGCGCGTATCGGACAGTTTTGGAGGGGGATCCTTAGGTTTAGACTTTACTGCTAAACTATTTGAAATGAGTAAGGGTCAAGTAGCGGGTATACTTCAATTAGCTAAGGTTGCCCATAACGATTCTGGTATCCAAGAGGGTTTGAAAAAGACAACGGATGAAACCTACAACACTATTGAGAACGTAAATGCGAGAGCGACCAATTTCTATGACAAAACAGCAATGAGTATGTTGGGGTTTCTAGGGTCAATTCCACTTGGAGCGGTTGGAAATACCGCACAAATTGTGGCTGCTATAGGTGGTATAGGAGGTCCTGTTATTGCTAATAGGCGAAGCAGGATTGATGAAACGAGGCAAACCACAGAAGAAACAAAAGAGAAAGCCAGGAAGAACGGAACGTCACAATCAGTCCAACCTAAAACTGAACAAGGACCAATAGGATTTAACCGCCCTCGCCCAGATGCCGCTCCTCCCCCAGGATTGAACCCACCACCACCTAAAGAGAGCTTTCCAAACAAGTTTAAAAGGAAGTATGACGCTTCGATTTTTGGCCGCACCAAAAAAAGAGCAGGCGACTGGATAGATACCAAGACCAAACAGGTAGAGCGTCTGAATATCCCTAGCAAATTTGGCAGGAGCATGAGGGGTGGAGCAGCGGGCATGGCTTTGGGTGCCGGTCTGAATGCCGTTGGTGGCTTAATACCAGGAATGAATAAGGAGGATGGCACTAGCAAGCTTTCAGGGCTTTCTACTGGGATTACTACGGGTCTTGCCGTAGCACCCTTCCTTGGTCCTTTTTCGCCCCTCGCAGTAGGTATTGGAGGGGCTGTTGGGTTCTTGAGCGATCTTGTTAGTTGGTCTGATGAAGATGCTAAAAGGGCAGAAGAAGAAAAGAAGGCAAGGAAACGGAAGGAGGATGAAGAAAAGGCAAAAAATGCAACTAGAGAGATGCAGAATGCAAATATATTCGCAGGCTATATTCGCCGGAGCATAGACTTATCTTACGGTCCTGAGATGATAAACGAAATGAAGAACATCAGCGTGGCAGTCCGAAAGGGTCCAAAATCAAACCTCACAAGATCCACAGCGCAAAAATAAATAAATTATGGTTACTTTCTCAACATCAAAGTTTAAAGACGGTTACAAAAAGAGATTATTGCACGAGAGATCTCACTTGAAGCTAGAGTTTCCTCAACAAGGAGATCAAACAATTCAAGCCTACATCCCTTTTTTAGAGAACCCTGAAATAAATGAAAAAGGGAAATCAAAGCTCAATACCTATGATCTTTTAGGGAGAGCGGGGCAATTATTTTCCTATGGGGGTGCCAATTCTAGATCTTTAGATCTAAAGTTTAGCATTAGCCTTTTGCATGTTCTTAATATTCAATCTACTGAAGGTATTACTGAGAAATTTCAAAGAAATTTCAATTCATACTTTATTGGTAAAGCCCTTACAAGAAAATCTTTTAATCTTCAGCCCGGAGTTGCCCAAGGTCCTGGTGGTTACGTGCCTCCAGCCTCGCAGCCCCTGGAAGTGGAGGCATTTGAGCAAGCAGCCGCTCACAGGAATTATTATAGAGGTCTTATAGGTCAAGTCACTAATACGGACCCTGGAAATCAAATTGATGTTGGAGGGACTCCGACAGGGAATTCCGATACCAAAGATCTTGATAAAACTTTGGATCTTATTTACTACTGGATTAATCTAGTTCGAGGATCAGTGTTAAATAACTCTACAAACACTTTGTATGGACCTCCTATTGTTAGATTAACACATGGGCCTATGTATAACAACGTTCCTTGTTTAGTTGAAGATTACTCTGTCAGTATTGAAGAAGAAGCTGGGTATGACGTACAGACTTTAACGCCAAAGCGTGTGCAAGTCACAATGTCCCTAGTTGAATCAAGAACTGGTAACTTCGGTGAGTATGTACCTGGAACTATAACAGACGGAGATAATCTTACTGGGTGGGAGTCTATAATAGATAATAACTCTATTGATCCTTACAACGGATTGATTGGGAGTGTAGATTAGATGGGGTATAGAAACTACTTAAAGCTAGGGGTTAACGAGGTTATACACAAGAATAAGAGAGTGGCTAGTAACCTTACTTCCTCTGAATTTAGGAATTTTAACAAATCCTTAGAAGGTAGCAACTACAAGGTTGGAACTATACCTCCCGGTTATGAGCATCGTGCGGACAAGATATCTGATCTCTTTTACGGAACTCCAAGCTTAGATTGGTTAGTGTGTTGGACGAATAATGTGTCAGACCCATTCCAGCAACTTAACGTAGGGGATAGAATAAAGATACTGAACCGATGAGTAAGTCATTCACATACAATTTAATAGTAACTCAATCCAAAGAGGCTATTGATAGGTTATTCTTTGATACCGCAGTGCCTTCTAATGGTGGACTTGGGAAGACTCGTAGAGATTTACTTCAATCATTTGAAGATTTGGGTGACCTTGCTGATGACATCTTGATATCTCCCTACAATAACTCTGACTTTTTAAGTTTTGAGACTGAGATGAATGGAGGGGGTACCTCAACCTTTACTACTATAAAATTAGTTGAAACTGCTAGGGTGCTTGAAAGATTCTTGATACCTACGGACGGGGTCACGGAGATTGTTTTAAATAAATTTAAAAGGAGAATCGCAAAACTAAAGGATAAAGTAGATAACGACTTTTTGAAAGCGGCAATGGCGGTTAGACCTGATTATTATATTTCTTACGGGGTTGGGGATGATATTAGTAAGTGGTCAGGTCCTTATTGTGTAAGTTTAATGGATACCGTTTTGAGTGTGGATTCTGACGGCATTAGAACCCTTGAATTAACATTTACACCTACTCAAGAGACAATAAAATTATTTTCAAATAAAGTAATACTTGCCGATACGACTTCCTTATCCAAAAGTACATTTGAGGGCATTGCCGCAATTGCCGAAAAGTTGAAGTATGAGAAACGTATTTTGGTGCCTGTGGCACCGGAAACAGACGGTTCACTACGCAAAGTTTTAAAGCCAAATAAGGACGGTGATACTTGGAATAATGCAATTAGGGTATTAATTCGAGAATACCTATCCGGCATACGTGGATCGGTCATTCCTGAAAATACTCTGGTATTATTTGATCAGAATTTAGATGCTGATGAAGACGGACCAATCGTTGTTAAAGCCAAGCCTTACAGTGATATCATAAGTACCTATCAAGCTAAGTTAAGAGAATTCGGTATAGGTATTTTCGCCAGATACGGTACTGAATCAGCGAAAAAAAGGGATAGAGCTAAGGAGGACATAGCTAGAAAGCCGATCAAAGATAAGATAGCTGAACTTGAATTCAAGTTGACTCAGACCTCTCCTAACCAAGCCAGGAAAGATATTAAAAAACAGATAGAGTTGCTTAAGGAGGACGCAGAAGCAATATCGGTATACATTAATGACCCCAATACTCTTCCTAATATCCCCGACCCTTTTACTACGAAGAAAGAAGATCTTGCTTCGACCCCAGAAAATGTCTTACTCCGAGCCGCCCAAAAATTATTCTCCAATCCTGATAGTACAAGCAATGTAGGTAAGGCATCCACAGCCCCCCCATCGGTCATCCTTGAAATGGCGGTGGATGTACCAACGGATAAGGCAGTTGGTGGAAAGCTGGAGATGCTCTCACCTTTATACACTTTTTTTAGAACTTTAAACGGGGTATCTGAAACTAGAATTCAAGTTACCATATTTGAAGAAAGCAATGTAAATACTCTTAATCTTCTTTATAAGCATGATTTAATAACTGACCCTGGGAAGCCGGTATTAGTTATAGGCGATGAAGACGTAATTAAAAATCTAATCTATACATCCACCGGGAAACTGCCTGAGTCCGATGGCGACTCGGTGTTCAGTTATGGCGATGGAGTGTTGGAAGACCGAGCGTTCCTTAAAGAAAACTGGACTAATTATCGGAAGGAATTAAAGGAGGTGAATCCTCTTGTTGAGGGAATTACTTCTTCCTTTGGTGAAGAGATAGACTTAGGACCTTATGAGAAGGAGTATAGAGACTCAATAACTGCTGATAGTTTAGTCTTTATGCACAATCTTAAGAACTCTAACGTTACAGAGCTAACCGTGGATGCTAGTCCTTACAGGGCAGAACTACTAAACCTAACTGCTGAACTTTCCTATAAGTTAATTGATCAGGCTGCTGATAAAGCGGAGTTGACTTCTAATTATACAGTTTTTCAGCAGTTTGCAAAGGAATACACCAAATTCGAGGGATCGGGTACAACAATTACTCCGGACGAGATTATATCTAACATAAACGAAAGCGTTACTCTATTAAGGATGATTAAGGAATCTGGTGTCGGTAAGTTAGATACTGTTGACTTTTTTGATATTTTAAGGTGGTCCCTTGATTCAAGCAGTTATACCGCTGGCAGCCAGTTTACTACTGGGGGCGGGTTTAAGGTACGAACCAATGGAAACACAACTAAATCTAATGCAGACCTTTTAAGGAGGGCTATTGGTCATACTTATGAAGTAAACATTCGAACTCTTCCTTTTTTTAATATTGTTAATTACCTGAAGAGGGATTGCTTATTAGTGGGAGTCCCTAATAAAATTATAGGTTCTACTTTTCGTGAGGAGGATTTACCTCCAGCTTCAATGTATTCAAATAGGTATGGAATCTATGGGTATAAGCACGTTATTACACCTGATGCCGCTTACTCGGAGTTTAAGCTCTTCCAGAATAACATAGCACCTGTCCCCTCTATTAAAAAGGCTATAGGAGATGTGGTAGATTATAAAAAGTTAAATGAAGCGCAAGAGGCCGTCAATAACAAAGCAAGAGACCTCACCACCCTTTACTAATATGGAATTTTACATCGGACAAGTAACATCAAACTCAGATGATAATAACACGGGAAAGCTACAAGCAGCTTTTCCAAAATTATTTAACAATCGTCCTCAAGAAGTGACTTATACGTCTCCTTTCTGTAAGGTTAATGCAGGGGGCTTTATAGCTATACCTGAGGTTGGCGACGAGATCATAGCACTTTACAATCCCAACCCCTCTTCCCAGGAAAGAACGTTATACTATCTTTCCACGGTAATTAAGGAGGACATCGTTTCTGACGACAGAAAGATACGGGATACTTTCCAGGCGTTAAGAAGTAATGATACTAAAGCTCAAATATATGGCGAGTCAGCCAAACCAGTAACTCAAACGTTTACTAATATGGCTGGCGCGGGTCTATACATTCAAAGAGAGTTTACGAAATCTAAGATAAGTAATAACGTCACTATTAAGTCTGAGACTGGAGAAGAAGTTACTGTTAGTCCTGTAGGGGTTATGATAAAGAATTGCCATGGGGATGCCATTATATTAAATGGCAATGAGCCTAATGAGGCTTATGGTTCTAGGTCGCTTTCGATAAGCACTGAAGGTGCTCAAGAATATAAGTGTGCTCGATCTGATATTAATATGAAGATTTTAGACGGTGGAGACATAAATATTGAAAACAATTCTACTGGCTTTTTCTCAATGGGTAAGTGGTTTGGTAACATTCGATTGAAGAGTAAGTTTAGAAATATTGATTTAGTAGCGGGTGGGCCGTCAGGGAAGGTAAATATAATCACACCGGGAGCGACTATACAAGTGGATGGCACAGGAGCAGTAAAGATTTTGGCAGCAGGGAATATAGACTTTAACACGCCACTTAGCATCAATATGAATGCGGGTGCAGGAGTTAATATTTATGGAGGGTTACTAGGAGTGAACTTAAATTCAGCAACAACAATAAGTAATAAGGCACCATTGATTAGCAATAATGGTATGCCTCTGACCTTCACATCAGCAGCCGAGGACCTTGTTGAGACGCCTGTACCTGGGTTGACGGGAGTTCCTTCCGTCCCTCCTATCATTACGCCTAATGATTACTTAGACCCTGTAGGAGCAGTTTAATGTCGCAACACGAAGAGCCAATACTCCCGTTAACTACTTTAGAGGGGGTAGCTTTAACTTCTACTTTTGGCATACCTCCTTGTATGCTGGATTTATTACCAGCAGCGTTAGCACTTATCCCTAGTCCGATTTTAATTGCGATCCGTGACGCAATAAAGAAGGCTGAAGAATGGTCACTGTCCGCTATTAGGAAAATTCAAAATACTGTTAGAGATATTTTAGGATTATCATGGTTCCCTGACCGGGATGGCTTTTATTCTGTCTTTTCCGACTTTTCTAGGTTTGGCATAGACCTTCTTAGCACAATCGCTGGTGCGCTTGTTGCTTTTATGAAAGTTCTTGAAGAACTTTTAGAATTCATTGAAGAGATTCAATCACTGATAGATTGTGTCAAGTCGTTTGCGGACAGCTTTAAAAATAAAGGAGGAGGACTCGCGCAGCAACGTATAGCTCTAGCAGGCAATGATGCAACCGCTTACGCAAACTTACTGAATGGTGAGCTTTCCGTCTACTCAGAACAGTTAGCAACCGCTACTGCGTTCTCGAACAGGTGTAGTAATCAGTTAACTAACATTGACGCTACTCTTCTGGATAGGACATTGAATCCTTCGTTAGAGCCACAAGCGACACCCGAAGTCGTTGAATCCGTTTTCCGTCTTGAAGCAGGCCCACCTCAATCTAGATCAGGTAAGTTTGTGCTTTCTGTTGATGGATTATACTATGACTCGCAGTTAAGTGGTATAGCTCCTGCTCTCCTTGAGTTGGAAGAAAGAGAAGAAGATCTTAGATTTAAGGAAGGTGGGTTCTCCAATGGTGAGCTTTGGAAGCTTGAGTTTGATCCTAGCCTGGGTGGTAGGGGTATACCTTTAACAAGAAACGATCTAAGATACTATTTCAACACCATTCTAGATCCTGATATAATTGATAATTCCCCTGGTGTTACAAATTTCTATGATCAGGATGATCTGTTATTAAGCTTGGAAGGGCAGAAGGATAGGAGAGTATTCGATGTCTCGTCTGAACTACAGGAGCTAATTGATGATGGGGCTTCCCTTGCAATTACTGATAACATGCGTCAGGTTATGCTTTCTGAGACAGCCCAGTTCCAGGACAGGGTCAATAAGCGTAAGAAGCAAATTGAGTTAGCTGTTAAGGTTCCTACTTGCTTAGGAAGGGGACCTCAATTTACTCCTGGCAACGTTCCAATTAATGACTTCTCCTACTTAGCAGGATCTAATTTCCTTTTGGATATTGAAAACCAAAGAAGTATTGTTCTCGATCAGGCTGATGTCACAGGTGTTATTCTTCCATTAGAAGTTAAGTTTACTGAGAAGATCAATACAAATGATTCAGTATTCCTTGATCACATCCTATTGGCGAATGTAGCTAAGGGTGAGACGGTAGCTAGCCCACCTGAACCTTCTGCTCAAAGTCTACAAATCAATACTAGAATTGTGGAAGATGGCTTGTTTGCACTTTATAATTATTTAACGGTTGAGACTGACGTTCCTTCTGGCACCAACTTTGGAGTTCACAACTCTAGCAGGCTAGGCGTAGGTTCTAACTCTCAGATGGTAGGGGATGCTCCAACTATATTTAACAAGGGTTTAGGTATTCCGTTCCTAAGTGGTGTTGCCTTCCCGGCTCAAGGATCTTCTGATATTGATTTCATGGGGACGTATGCGAAGATGCCTGAGACTTCGGAGTTCCAAGACTTTCTTTATAATGCAGAAGGCGGCACCTTTGAGACTTGGGTACATGTGCCTCACCTAGATGGAACCACGCAGGGTTGGAATATGCATGGTAATGATACCTTGGGTCTGTATAGGCTTTTACTCGCTAATGAGAATGTAGGAATATCTGACTCGAAAGAACCCCAAGCTAGCATTGATAATATGAGCATAGATAATGGCACAGGGGTCGTTAGAGGTGTAATTCTTGGATTTACGAGGGACAGGAGATTTACATCTAACTTGGATCCGAGTAATGATAACGGTCAGAACCCTACTGATAACCTTGTCCTAACTCTAGCTCCGACACAATCTTATGACTCTTCCAGTGCTGGATTTATTGCAAAGAGAACAAACTGTGAGAAAAATTCTTACCACGGGATGTCCATACCTGTGTTTGAGGAGTTTAATGGTAAATCACTATCAGCCTGTGGTAGGTCCTTTGTTCAGATCTCTGTAGCAGTTGACCCTAAGATGGACGAAGTTAGAGTATACGCAGACGGCATTAAGCTAGCCACCTCAAGCTACCAAGATACCTTCGGAACTTCTCGAAAAGGTGAGACCTTTAAAGCTCCTTCTATAAAACAAAACAACTCTTTCGAGTATTCAGGGGGTCCCTATCTGGATAATTACTTTACTCCTTGGGTTATTGGAGGAGGATACACTGATGGTTTCTCTGGAGGTAACTTTATGGGAGGCGAGTATGGAGGTAAGGTAAGTGGTCTTCGAGGCTATGTAGGCTGCACCAGATTCTACTCAAAGCCTCTTGAGGACGGAGCGGTATTAAATAACTATAAAGCAACTCAGAGATTCTTCAAAAACGTTGATGTTCCTAATCTCATGTGGGAACCTATTAATATAGTCTAATGTCTAAGCCAATACAACCCGATATTCCTGACGGATCCGAAAGATACTTTACTAATTGTAGAGGAGTAAATTTTAATATTCCTTTAGAATCACAATGGAAAAAACACGGTTACCTTCCAAAAATAAGACCGGAAACTTGGACATTAATAGCAACCAACCCAGCCAGCCCGTGGATTCCCTTAACGCAGTATGCCCCCTCGGATTGTTTTGTAGGCACCAATAAAACGGCTCAATGGTGGCATTATAACCCTGAGGATGCTGAGAACGGAATTAGTATTATCGCGTTAAATGGACTTAACGCTGTTAGAGTTTTCTTGGATTACTATGTTTGGGTTTATAAAGATGATCATTTATCAGATATTAAAAACTTCCTATCAATATGCGATAAGTATAAAGTAAGGGTTCAGTTTGTTTTGTGGGATCAACTGAACGTAATGGGCAACGGCGGAGCCGCTGGTATTGGGGAGCCAACAACGGAATCCGAACTCTCAGAAGTGATTCCTTATGGATTAGCAGGCCCGTCTGGGGCTGCGGGTGTAGCGTCTTACTGGATAAATTCTCCTTTATTATTTGAAACTTCCTCAGCGTTAGCGGCAACTAATTTTTTTGAAAATAAAGCGAAACCTTATATCGATGCGTTAGCTAGCTCCGTCTCATCCTACCAATCAATGTGGAGTTTTGATGTCCAGAACGAAACTGATGATGCCCTTATGCCTTACTTTAGGATCTTAACCTCAGGAACATCTCTATATGTTATGGATAAGTATCCCTTTATAAAGACAACTTTTGGGAATGGCGCGGGGTTTGATCCGGGGCAATTTCATCTACATCAAACGGATCCTGCCCTAGGTGGGGTTAGTCCTTTTTATCAGTTTTCCTCTACGGTAGACTTTGCTTCACTACATGCTTATGGTAATGCTATTTACCACCTGAAAAAGTATGTTCGTGACGGGGTTTCTGGGTCTTATGACACGAGGTTACCCGCAATGTATAACGAGGCTTCTAATTACCCTTCGATAAATTACCCTAGGGAAGTAATCAGAGCGTTACATAGAGATAAAAACTTTGGAGGTCTGATCTACCAAGGTTTTAGTGATCGTAACGGCTCTCGTAACCCTTTCATCGCTTCTCAAGGCATACTCTATGGCGATGGCGAATGTAGAAGAAGTCTTGATCTATCAGCATACCAGGACCTTGCCTCCGAACAGTGGGACTACTCCAGGAGGCAACTCCGTAAGATTATTCAAAAGAGTCCATCCACGGAAGACTTAGATTTCAACGGATATACTTCGGGTGTTTTTAAAAATGTCATAGAAGGGGCAGGTGGAATAGGTGTGTTGCCTGAGCATGTGAGTTATCAACCTTCTTACTCTGGTTATACTGAGAGTAATTGGACTCTCGTTAGGGACATGTTTTACAACTCCCTTGGTGGAGGCCCGGCCCAGGTCTTTGCGCAGTTTATAAACCCAGGACTTTTGAATCTAAATGCTTATAGGTATTATGATATAATGGGTAGTATTTACTCTCCCAGCCTGACTCCAGATCAGGGTACATTTCCTCCCCAACCCGTGTGGAATTTAGCTGCGGATAACTTCACCATGAAGGATTGCTACGATGCTTTCTTCACCTTATCCTCGTTGCCCTCTCTTGCATCTTATAGCGTCGAGCCAGATTCGGATAAATACGATGCTAGGAATGCTCAAGTCAGGTATATGGGTAAGGTTCTTATATTGCTTACGAGAACTTTATTTGCGGCATCTGGCATCTTCGACCGCCCCGATGTCTTACAGGAATCACTTTATGGCACAGTTTATGATGACTTATCAGGGGTTCATGAGGTCGTATCGGTTGAGGATAGACTGGCTTTTAGTGCCGCAGTGAACGGACAACTTAGGAATCACCCTTATGTTGATGGCAGGGTTATTACGGGATTAACAAGAGATGACGCATCTGCCTTCCTATGTCATAATAATAATAGTTGTTATTATACAACGGACCCTCCCCCAGCTAACCCAGCTAACCCACTAATGCATGAGATTGATTGGGGAGAGTATGATACATATTATGCGGATGTAATAGACACACTTGCTGTTTGTATGTATAAACTACAAAAGTACGCAACGGATGTGAACCCAGACTTCTCAATATTTTAAGGGGATTAGTTAAACATGGCAATTTCAAACAATGTAAAGATGTATGGGACGGTGGCTCCTTCTGTCATTCAAAGGTCTACTGTTTTAAAAGACCCAAAGTTAATTGGATTAAATTACCCAGTACCTGTAAACCCTATTAATGGGTATTTTAGTAAATCCACTAATCTTGAGTTAATAAAGTCCAATCTTAGTTGTCTAATTAGAACTGAAAGAGGTGAGAGGTTTATGCTACCTGAATATGGTTGCAATCTTCGTAGATTCCTTATGGAACCTTTAGATGAAGCTACTTTTTCATTGATAAAAGGGGAAGTTTTAACCTCCATACGTAAATACCTTAGCACAGTTTCGGTAGGAAAGATTCAAGTATTTGAAACTCGAAGCGGGCAGTTGAAGGTTAATCTTTTCTGCTCTATTAGAGATGCTATTGCGACGGCGTTTAACATTGGAGTTAGAATATAATGGTAGCCTTTTCAGGAACAGTTGAATCAGATTTTTTAAAATTAATACCGTCTAAACTTGATAATAAGCAAAAGTTAATTGATTACTCTGCCTCCGACTTTGAAACTATTAAAGCAACTCTTTTAAAATATGTAAAGGCTACCTTTCCTTTAGATTATAATAACTTTGAGAGTTCAGACTTTGGAGTTTTGCTAATAGAGATGATGGCAGCGGTAGGTCATATTCAATCGAATAAGTCTGATTACCTTGCCAACGAAAACTTCATAGGCACCGCTAGAAGCCGCGACAGTGTAAAGAGGCTTCTTGAAGTTATTGGCATAAGGATGAAAGGTCCAATCTCTGCGGCTGCTAACGCTTCCATTACTTACTCCACAGACAATGTTACCTCTCCTTCATCCGTAACTATCCCTGCGGCTAGTAGAGTAATTACGATAACTTCCCCTGAGGATGGCGGCACTCTAACATATACCTTATACAAGGTTAACTCAAATGGCACTGTAGATCTTACTGTAGCCAGCGAAGATTTACAATTCAATGTATCTGCAACGGGAGGGACTGTTCAAATTACGGATGTGGTATTACTTGAAGGGGCGTTAGTTTCTGAGTTGGGAGTTTTCACGAGTCCTGAGGCTGTTAAGTCTATTAACTTATCCCGGTTCCCTTATGTTGAAAAAAGTGCTCAAGTGTATTTGACTGGAGATCCTACGACTGAAGGAATTTACAAGGAAGAAGAGAACATATACTTTGCTTCTGGTCAGGCAGATAAGGTATTTCAAATTACTACTGATGAGAATTTTAAAGCCTCTGTGTTGTTTGGAGATGACTCGCTAGGTAAATCCCCTGCTATGGGTGATACTTACATAGTAACTTATCGTGTTGGAGGTGGAACCCGTGGGAATATTGCCGAGAGTCTTATTAATGCTCAGACCATTGTAAGTTCCACAGATGGCACTCTCACCGACGTTATCCCAACCGCGAGGGTTGAGAATACCAGTCTAGCTACCGGAGGACGAGACGCTGAATCTGTGGATCAGGCTAAGAGATATGCCCCTCTTTACTTTAGAACTCAAGATCGTCTAGTAACTCTTCAAGACTTTAAAGCATTTGCTAATTCTTTTGCATCTAACTATGGTTCCACAGGTAAAGCAACCGCAACTGTTAGAAGAGCTTTTTCTTCCGCTAACATTATTGACTTATTTGTTCTAGAGAGAGCTTCGAACAGTCAACTTAGGCGTGCAACTCAGGAGTATAAGCGTCAGTTATTGGCAGCAACAGAGTCTAAGAAGATGCTTACGGACGAGGTTGTGGTGGTTGATGGGCTTGTTAGGACATTGGACGTAGTCGTTACTATTACTTTAGACGAGAAGTTTAGAAGAAGCGAAGCCCAATTAATTCAATCTGCTCGGAGATCAATATTAAACTATATGAATATTGATAACACTGACTTCTCAGAGCCGTTTGTTCCTCAAGATTTAATTAGAATTTTATTAATGGATGAGACCAACATTAGGTATGCAGAGGTTACTAACGTTGAAAAGCCTATTAAGGTTGGGTTTAATGAAATCATCCAGCTAAATAACTTAGCCATACGGGTAGATTACGTTTAATGTCAGGCAAGACTTATTTAAGGAATCAAAACTTCTTCAAGCGGGATTACTTTGAGGCTATCAAATACATCCTTCCAGGGTATTTGTATGAAGATGATAGGGAGACTACTGCTAAAGCTGAGGATCCTATTGATTTAATCATCAACTCTCATTTGGATGTTGCCGCTAATTTTTCTTCTATATTAAATGTAAGTGCCGTTGCAGACTCTGTGTATAGTGGTATTAATTCTTTAAGTGGTATTGTTCCTTTCTTTGTAAAGCAGAACAATCTCACTAACATTACTACTCAAAACTTTGAAGACAGGGTTCTAACTTACTTTAATACTAACTTCAAGGACTTCCAAACTCAAGAGGAATTCTCGACTTACGCTGAGAGCACCTTACTTCCGGCTCTAACCCTTAACTCTCCTGATACTACCGTTTTTTCTGACATAGGGGATTCCTCTGCTATTCATAACTACT